GAAGACGCTAGTAATAACAAGGTCAGCCATTTTGAGAGGAAACTTCTCAGCGTCTGACAAACTTGTATCCAACATAAACTGCAACATAAAGTTGCTACGTCCCATAGATGCTTCCCGTTCCACAAGGTCATCTTCGCTAAATCTGTCATCTGTGGTTGTCCATGGTGTTACTCCGTTGTCTATATCTTCTTGTAGCTGTGGAGCTATAAGTCCTTCGTAAGGGGTATTGTTTCTTGGGTATCGCGCGGTCCAAATAAATGGTTTGTAATTCCTGCTTGCCAGCTTACGATAAATAGTAAAAGTAGTCTGAGGAGTCCCGAGATACATAATACGGCTATCGTCTTTTGGCGTAAGGATCGACTCGGCTTCTGTACAGAGTTGGAGGAGTTTTTCACGCATCAACTCCGTCATGCTGTTTCCCGGTACTTCTATGTCGTCCAAAATCATCAGGTCTGCTCTGCTTCCCGTTAGCTGACCAGTAATACCAACACTTTTGACTGATGGTGCCTGATGAGGTGAACATAGAACGTCGAAGGAAATTCTTGACCATCTCGCGTCGTCGCTCTTTGGTTGTAGGTGACTTAGCCATGGTGTTTCAATAATAAGTTTTTGTAGGAAGATACTCATGTTGTCAGCTCTTTCCTTAGAAGCTGATATAATCATTATCTTCTTTTCTGCGTCATTAAACAGAGTCCACAACACAAACGCTCCAGTAATCCAACTTTTTCCGACTCCTCGGAAGGCTTGGATCTGTAAACGTTTTGGTCCGTGTTGTAAATAGTCTGCAATGGCGTATTGTGCCCTAGTAGGAGAGGGTAGATCAAGCTGGTCCCATAGTGCTTGTAGAAACAGCTTGAAATCGCCTTGTAAGGACGTTAAAACGTCGGTCATATACAAATCTATATAGTATTGTTTTGATTGGCTATACGCTTGCTTAGAGCAGTCTTCCAATCAATTTTTCTAGCAAGGATATCTAGTAAATCTCTATCAGTTAAAAATTGTTGTGCTTCAGTTTTTTGTATTAAACCAGCTCCATGTACATCACTTAAATACCTATCAACAAACATTGCCCAAGATGTATCAATACCTATTTCTTCTAGGTCTGCTTTAGGTAAATCTCCAAGGTTTTGTGTTCTGTAGTTATCTTTACCTAATTCTGGAAATCCAAAATTACGTGCTGTAGCAGGACCACCAGACGCTCTTGAGTATCCATGTCCAGCAGAGTAAAGGTCAGCTAATTTTTTTACACCTTTTGCTTTTAATTCTCTATTTAGATCTTCAATAATACCAAGTTTTTGTTTTACAGTTCTAATATTAAAACGTTTTATTTCGTTAAACATTTCAGGAGTGTTGTATCCTAAAGAACCATCTGGGTCTAGCTCAGCTAATCTTGCATGTACTGCATCATAACCAGTGGTTCCCGGTGCTAAGTTCCATTTCCTGTCAGCTTCTTGTGCAGCTTGCGTACCTTTATAACGCACGTCGTCGTTATAACCTATTTCACTAGGGTCTTCGATTTTACCAAAGGCACGTTTTGCTTTTACACGACTAGGTTTACCTTTTTTGTTAACGTTACCCATTGACGGGACATCTTTCATCCAAGGTTGGTCATTAAACATGTCAGAAATAACTCTAGTTCTAGTACTTCCACCATGATACAGTAATTGTTGATGAATGCTTATCTGTTCATCAGTATCTAAATTTAAAAAATTTTTATCGTCTACAGTCCATTGATGCTGTTTCATCTGGTCGTTTAATACCTTATACTCTTGTGAATCTCGATAATTAGGTATGTCACGAATCTTTTTTAAACGCTTGGCAGCAGCATCGACTACAGCGTTAATGCCAACTTTTTTTGCCATGACTGTTTACTTTTTCTTTTTCTTTTTACGCCTTGCTTTAAATTCAGCGTGTTGCTTTCTTAATCGAGCTAAACGATCTTCTGTAAATCCAGACTTTTTAAGACTCTTAGTAATACGTGTATCTTTCGTACGTCTAAATCCTGCTAAGTCGTCACCCTTAGATCTTGCGTATTTAACACCATCTTTAACTGGACCTCCAGTAGTGGTAGCATTTTTAGCTTTTTCCTCACCTTTTTTATTAGCTTCATCCTTTTTAATTTTTAGTCTTTCGTTTTTAGCAATTTTTTTATGCTTTTCCCTTTCCTCTTTTGAAAGACGTTTTATAGGAGTAGATGTAGTTTGCTCATTAATTCTTTTTGCTTCTTTATATTCAGCAGAATTTAAATCAACTTTTCCAACCCTATCTTTTGCATAAGGTCCTTTTGGCTTAACTTTTAAACTATTGTTAGTTTTTCTTTTTTTAAGACCTCTAGAAGTTTTTACAAGACCTTTTCGTTTTAACTCTTCTGTTTTTTCTTTTGCTATTCTATCTTTTCTTCTCTTGTTCCATTTTAAAACTGCTTGGCGATAAGCTTCTCTGTTAGGGAAGTCTTTAATTTTAGGTCTTGGATCGTTACTCTTAGGTTTTTCTTTTTTTACCCTTTTATTAAATTTAGGGTTATTTGTTCTAGACATTTTTAATAATGTGTTGATGAATGATTAGTTCTCGTAATGGTTGTATTCCAAATACTTTTCGCATCCATCCGAGCCAATGGCTACTACCTTTGTCTTGGTTACATTTTCGACAGGCACATACGATATTTTTCGTAAGAGTTTCTCCACCTCTGCTAAGAGGGATGACGTGGTCGAGTGTAAGTTCTTTTTCTTCATAAGTTTTTCCGCAATAAACACATGTACAATTAAAGTGCTGTTTAACAGCTCTTCTCCAGAGCCGTTTTGAATCTGAACTTGTCATGGTTATTAAATTGTGTAAGTAATGTTTTGGACTAGGTAGTAGAGGGGTCATTTACGTATTTTAAGTCGGCTTTTTCTATTAGTGGATTTTTTTTGTAATCTTCCTTTGGTAGTACTCCCCTTATAGTGAGCAGCGTCGAGCCCATCACCATTTCCGTAGGTACCAAGTTGTCTATTAAGTCGATTTGCATTGACACGTAGGGCTAAACCCTTTTTAGTTTTGTTGTATTTTTTTTGTTGCTTGAGTCTAACTGCTCTAGCTTTTGGGTTGGATCTGTAGTATTTAGCTGTTTCTGCCATAGAGTTTAGCCTGTACTAATTCTGGATCAACAGTTGGCATAACCTTTGCAAGTTTTGACAGAGGGTTGCCGTCATAAGCAACACCGCTAATATCATTAGCTTTTAACCAATCGCAGGCTGCTTTTAAGTCTTGAGTAGTTGCCTCTCCAGCTTTGATGCGAGAGAGGAACTCCTTAGTAACTAGATTATGCAACTCGTTGAATTGATCTTCGGTTGCTTTTTTGTTCATTTTTATTCAGATTTTTTTTCTTTCTTGGCTTTCTTCTTAGCTTCTTCAGCAGCTTTTGCTTCAGCAGCCATTCTTTCTTCTCTTTGCCAAGTTAATGTACTTTTAAAAACCATTGTTTTATCTAGGTCGTTTTTTAGCTGTTTTAGCTGCACGTTTAAAATTAGCAGCAGTTGGAGCTCCGGCTTGACCGGGCTTCCTCATCTTTTCGCCAGAACCTTTTTTAATTCTTAAACGTTTGGCGTGAATGTTTGCATAGAGTCCGCGTTTAGCCATTATCTATACCCCTTTTTTCCGCCTTTACCTTTTGAGCCACATGAGCCCTTGCCTTTATGTGCCATTATCTCATCCCCTGTCTTTTTCTTTTCATTGCTTCCATTAACCTTTTCTGCACAGCAGGAGGCATTTTTTTCATATTCATTTTTAGTTGACCAGTAGGGAACGAGCCTGTTCTGGCTTTAGGTGTTGGAGCTTTTTTAGCTTTAGGTTTTGGAAAAGATTGTGGCATCATTTTAGATGGTCTTTTCTTTTTTTTGTCTCCGTAGTGTCCGGGCATAATTAACATTTCCATTTGCGAAGGGCAAGAGCCTTACGAGTAGGTCTGCCTTTTTTATCTTTCATTGGTCCTTTTACCCCTGACATACGGGCGCAAAATGATCTTTTACGAGGACCTCCACCGGGTTGCGGTGCTTTTAGGTTAGAGCCTGTAGCTCTGTTGTACTTTTCTCGACCAGCTTTGGTGAGTCCGCCAGTCCGACTTTTATGTTTGCCGATTTTAAGACTGACGTTTGCCATTAGACTCCTAGTCCTTTTTTGACTATGGCTAATGCCTTATCATCTAAATCGTTATCTGTTTGAGCTACTAATTTTTCTAATAGTTCAACTACAAAAATCTTAAATTTTGGTGACTTAAGTGCAGATAGTACAAATGGTTTAAGGATTGCTAACATTGTTTTTTAATAGTGATTGAATAGGTACTACGTCGGAGCATATGTGATATACACGTGACCCGGGTAGCAGGGTAAAGCCCTTTTGCTGTAGTTCTGCACATTTTAATGCACGAACCAGCTCAAAGTCTAA